GCTTGGCCGCTTCCAGTGTGGGGGTTCCCCAGAACTGCCGGAAGATCGATATATGTCCTTCGATCTGAAAGTCGCTGAAGTACGTTGCGTAACAAAGGCCCATCGGCTTGCCGTCCGTGACCGGACAGTAGTAATAGTCCGTTCCCATAAGCCAGCGGTCGATCCGGTTAAACATCCCCGCAGGTGTCCGATCATCATCATCAAGCTGCCGCTGAATGTAATCAACAGCGAGCGTATTCCATATGTAATTGATGCCATCGTCATTCTTTGGCACCTCCATGATTTCCATTAGGTAAAGAGACCCTTGATGCCCCCTGGCTCCGTGGTCACGTTCTGTGTGATCGGCGCGGCCGTAGTCGCCTGCGGTGATTGTTGCAGACTAAAGGCAAGCAGCTGGTTGCGCTGATTGATGTTCTGCAAAAAGGCTTGATTCGATACCTCGGCAGCTGACTGCGCGCGCGCTACCTCAAGTCCGACCAACCCCTGCTGCTGCAAGCCGCCAGTGACGCCGCGTCGCGCCAAGCTGCGCTGCAGATCCGCAGAGCCGGCCTGGAAGGCGCGCTGCACGTTTGCTAAACCAACTTGCGCCAGTTCAGCGGTTTGGCCGAAGCCTTCAGCCGCTTCCACTCCTGCCTGCAGTTGCGGGAGAATGAACGAGCGAAACAGATTCTCTCTGCTCTTGAGTATCTTCGCCTGCTCAATTGAAAGAGTCGTTTCGCGGGCGCGTGTTTTACTTGATCCGGATCCCATTTTATTGCCTCCTTAGCTAGCTTCGCAGAAAGGCGCTCCGCGTTCGCTCAGATGGAATACCACCATGAACCCACGGATCTCGCCCTTTGCTTCAAATTTGAATTGAAACCGCTCCCCGCGCATACGGTCGTTGAAGAAGAGCGGCCGGTTGCCAGTCCGATCGCTCGTTGACTGAAATTTCTCAACGCCATTGGCGAAAGCAGTTACCTTCACCAATCCGGTGGCGTCTATCCAAATTGATCTTAACTGCTTTGTCTCATTAACGCTGTTGAACGAATATTCGGGACTTGTCCAGCTGAACTCCAAATCAGCGCCGGCATCTGTCACTTCTGTTTCCCCCGAAGCCTTGCGCAGCAGCAGCCGATCGTTGTCCTTGTCATATGCGGCAAGATCCGCGTCGAACGAACGCTTGTAGATGACCCGCTCCTTTCTGAAATCGATGCAGATCGCAAAGCCATCATAAAAGAGGAAGTAGACATCGTTGGCGACCTCGGCAAACTTCGCACCTTTCGGAAAACTGAAGGTGCCCTCGGTTAGCACCTGCAGGATCTCGGCCTGGAAGTCGGGAACGAACCCATACCGGCAAAGACCGTCATTGCTCATCCACACCGGCGCGTTCTGCAGATAGCTGATCGTCCGGTAATTGGGGCATCCCTGCACGTTGGGCAGCTGCCGATTGACGATGTCGGTAATGCCCAGGCCGGTAACCTTGTTGGTGTTGTTGCTGGTGAAGACCAAAATTCCGTCTTTCTGTCGCGCGATTCCGGTGACTTCATCGCGGAACTCAAGAAAGTCCAGAAAGCTCCAGCTATGCGGGCTGCTCTGTTTGCTCAGGTACACCCTGTCGCCCACAGCCAAATAGAACCGCTCGTCAACCTCCGTCAGAAACTTGCCGCCCACTCGCGTGAACGAACCGTCCTCATTGGATTTGAAGATGGGAGGATACGCCAGATGGCTGAGATTGATCTGACGCGCCGTCAAGATCTCTTCATCGCCGCGCGTATCAACATAGGATGTTGTGCCGACATCGATTGTATCTACAAAGAACAGCGCACCGCCGTCAGCGATCGAACGGAAAATATTAATCTTGGTGACTGCGCTCTCAACGGGCGTCGGGAAATCCGTAAGTACAATCTCCTGAAACCCGCTCACCGTGATCGTCAACAGCGTGACATCCTTCCAGAGGCGCCCGTTATCAGCGCCTGGAAACTGATCGGGCCGAACCGGCTGTCGACGCTCCGTCTGGGGGGTGCCGGCAAAGCTCTGTATGCACTCCCATGTCTTGCCGATGTAGTTGACCCGATCGCCGGCCGTGTATCCGTATCGCTTCCGATGGACATAGTGCGTGGTGTTGAACCCATCAACATCACCCTGAGTCAATACAGTAGCGACAATACGTGTATTGACTACAGAGAAGAGCGGCACGCTCTCTTGGATGAAGGGAGCGGACTCCCAGCCTTCAGGCGTCTCAAACGTGATCAAATACTTGTAGATCCCAGTGAACCGATCGCCAAACACATTCGGCTTGACGGAAGGCTTGAGGTTGGGCGGGGTCAACCCGAAGTAACCCAACGTACTGGTCAGCTCGCCGGTATCGTTATTTGAGCTGTAGAACTCTTCGCCAAACTTAACCACAGACAGCGTGCCGGTGGTGTTCTGATTATCCAGCTCCTCGACCGAATCGCTGGTCCGGACTGACGCACGAAAAGAGCGCAAGGATCCGTCAACGATGTCCGCATCAAGAGTGTCTGTTGCGAACTGCGACTTAAGCAGATGCGGTCGGATCCGATTAACTTCACCGCCGTTGAAAGTTTGAACGCCAAATTGTGCCATTTATGCAGTCGGCCTGAATACTGTGAATGTTACTTCTGTGGATGCTGGGATGTTTGCGTCGAACGTGTATGTAATTTCATCAGTATCGGTGATCTCGGCTGTCAGCAGAGCTTCGGTTGTCGTGCCCGTGCGAACTGTGGCCTGAAGTCGGTCCGTAACTAAAACACCTGGAGCGCCGCTGATCGCTTCGATTTCAGTGGCGGCGCCACCGCCAAGAATGTGTACATCAGATGCGATGACGAAATGCGAGGGCGGCGTGCCGACTCCATCCATGTCAAGCTGCGTCTTGCCGACTGATGCGGTATCCAGCTTGTCTTTGGTGATAGTGCCGGCCGCGATCTTTGGACCTGTCACCGCAAAGCCGGCGAGCTGGCCTGTATCGACAGACAGCAGCGCCAACTTGGCGGTGGTTACCGCCAAGTCGTTAATCTTTGCCGTGATGACGGCATCATCACGGATTGTAACTGACGAAACAGCTTCTGTTCCTGGCGTCTGATCCAGCTTGCCGGTCGAAACGCCCTCGTCTTTTATCTGCAGGACACCAAGCAAGAATTGCAGCGTGATGTTATCGGGGATGCCGATCTGATTCATCTCGTTAAGGATGAAGGCAATGGCTGCATCGACATCCGTTGCAGTCAGGACTGTATCAGCAGCGCCTTTAAGCGCACGAGTCGCCACGCGCAGCGGTATGTGAGACGCATTCAGCTTCTTAGCAGCCCTAGAGTCGCCAGTGGAAGTCGGCACAACTACAGTAGCATCCGTCCCTTCCAAATCGCGGTGAAGGTACTCCATTGGAATCTTTGTTTTGCGTATGTCTGAAGGCATTATGATCTCCTAAAAAAAGTATGTCCTGTTGCCTGTGTGATGTTGGTTCCAGCCCTTGAGCCGCCGCGCTGATTCGCGATTACGACGGGCAATGAATTTGGCGAGGTGCCTCTGGCTTTTGAGCAGACTTGCTTCGTCGCCGGCCTTTTCAAAGGCGCGGAACAGCGCGTAGTCGATGATCGCGCGCCACTCAACTATTTCGATCAGATCAGCGCGGGGGCAGCGAACGTACCAAACCTTTGCCTGCTCTTCCGCTTCGTAGATCGCGGCGAAGCAGCCACGGTCATCAGCAAACGTATAGAGATCATCTTCGCCGATCAGATCGGCCAAGCAGCCCTCTTCTTGATCAAACTCGACACCGTCCCAATACGCAACAACCCCCACTTCAGGGTTGGAGGATAGAATCGCGTAACTGAATGGCGGGACACCCACCGTTTCGGTAAAATGATAAAGCGTATCACGGTGGGCTGCTGAACGGTTGTACCGTGGCACAGAATTGCTGGGGTAGTCATCGGGGGAATTAATGCCCTCCACAACGGTGTCATTCGCTATATCATAGCGACTCGTGAAGATCACCGGCGAGTCAGCGGGGCCAAACCATACATAGTCCTTATCGCCCGCCAACCAGGTATTAGTCCCGCCGGTCAGACCGGTCGTTGCCGTGATCTGAGTTCCCAAGGCGTCATTAGCCGTATCGACCGCGTACAAAGACTCAACACCCAATACCAAGACGTTCGCATAAAGCACATCATCGACCCACACTGCGCCATACGTGTCATTGGTCGTGATCTGCGTTGCGCCAGAAGAGGGAAGGCGATACAATCCATTAGACCCTGTCGCCAAGTGCATATCTTCCCCGCCCTTGTCCTCGTAAGCCCATTGGTCAAACCCGCCCCCAGATAGAATTGTTGTTTCGGCAAAGCTCGTATGGGCGGTACGCATTATGTCGTTACTCGCCCCCTCCCACCAGATCCTAAAAGGGGTACACGGCGATAGATTACGGATAAAGGTGTTTGAGGAGCTTCCGTAGATAGAGGCGGTCTGGCCAAAACCATCGGCGCGATACAAATCAACAGAGCCGTTTGCTATGTATATCGCTCCACCAAGAGAGCCAGTATTATGGCGAAAGGGGATCACGGAAAAATCAGTCGCCCCCGTGACTCCATGCGTCCAGCTATCCACCAAAACAGGCTCAAGTCCATCAATATTGTAGCGACGTAAAACCGTCTCGCTTAGAACCCACAGCAACCCGTCCTGTACGCGCATTCTTTTTAATGAGTCATTTTCCAAATACACAACGGTGTGAATATTAATTGGCAGTACCTCGGTTGGCGCTGCTTCAATACTGGGAGACGGTTTTGGATAGAAGCGAAGCCGGCGCGGCCCGTCGAGATCCATGTAGTAATAGCTGGGATTCGGGCCTTCCGTCTGCCGGTAGCTGCTGCCGAACATCGACGCCAGTGTTCGTGAATCGATCGGGTCGACAATCAGCCCCTCCTTGTTCTCGACGCGAAGAACGTCCAGCAGGTCGTTGGGGAGATCGTAGACCTCTTGATTCTCCTTGCTGACAATCGGGAACTCGGCGCGCAGCTCGCCGGTCTGTCGAGCAAACTCCAGCTGCCCCTCGTTGAGATAATCGCGTAACTCATCGACGGTCCAGTAGTTGCCTTCGCAGTCCTGTAACGTGCGCTGTACGCGCGGGACAAGATCATCAAATATGATTGTGTCTTCAGGCATCTTGTTTCTTCCTGGCTTTTTTCAGCTGGGCGTCGAGCGTAGCAGCAGCAGCCGACACCGACTTCTTCTTGGTCTTGCGCTTATTGACAGGGGGTGGCGCCGGCGCTGCAGCCGCCATCTCTGCGGCAAGCTCACGAGCAGCTGCTATCTCCTGTCGACGCCGGCGCACATACGCTTTGCGACGGCGTTTCCGTGGAGCGAGCATTACTTCTTGGCCTTCTTCTTGGCCGGCTTCTTCCTGGCAGCAGGTTTCTTCTTGGCCGGCGCTTTTGGTGCAGCGACAGGCTCTGGGTTCTCAGCCTGCCGACGAATCTTTCGTCTGCGGTGACTCATAAATGGTCCTCCTGAGTAAAATGTTGGTGGAGCGCCTTTTGGGGTGGGAGTACCACAAAAGACGCCCCGCCAAATTTTTTACGGGTTCAGAATCGCTGAATCGATTCGGATCAACTCCGGAACGATGACGATCTTACCGCCGTCCATAGTACCGACGGTGATGATGTCGATCGTCAGAGCTGCCGACTTGGCATAGCCAGCAACGCCTTCAACAGCGGCGGCATCGCCAAACCGCAGATCAATGACATCGCCAGCGGCGAGGTCAGCAATCGGCAGCACGCCGGTCAGTTCGTCACCGCCTGACATCACGAACCGGAGGGATGTCCCACCGGTCACCGAATCCTCAACGATGACAGATCCACCAACCAACGCCCACCCTTCGGGAACGTCGATAGCTGGATGCGTGGAGGCGGTATGATACCCTTCGGCAACGATATCGATCACATACGCATCAGCATGGTACGGAGTCGTGTGGCGATTTTGTGTGCTCGCCTGACTTGTAACAGTAGCCATAATGCTTTTTCCTTTACGTTATGCTTCCAACTTAGTTGGAGGCGGTGATCACCTGTGCCACACCCATGTCGACGCCGTTAAACGTGACCTTGATCTGACCGCGAATCTCGCAACCATTGCTGGACAGAATCCGGCCGTGGTCGAGAACTTCTTCCGTCATCTCGGTAGTCTGCGCCCATGCGAGCACGGAGGCGTCACCGCCAACCAACAGATTACGAGCCAGCGTGTCAGAACCGTCAGCGAACTCGAAAACGCGCTCACTTGACTTCACGATCACGTTGTCCCAGACACCCAAGGCGCCTTTCGCGATCATGTCCTCGGCGCCAAGGCCGGCTTCGATGATCGAAAGGGCGTGATCCTTCCAGTCCTGATTGAAACGCAGATCGCGCGCTGCCTTCAGACTCACGAAGAGAATGAAGAACTCGGAGTTGCTCGGACCGACGCGGATGGGCTGCATCTTGTACAGACCGGAGGTCCGTGCCATGATGACTGAATCCTCAATGAGCTGCGGCGACATGATGTCGGTCGTAGCCATCGCAGCGGCCAGTGCAGTCTCATCAGAGTTAGCGGCCGTGACTTCGGCAGAGCTGTTACTACCGACTGCACGAATGCAGCGGCCGACGCCATTGACAGCATCCGTGGTGAGCGGGGTCGCCTTGTACGTCGCGGTGATCCCGCCCAGCGCATCGAAGATAACATCTTCGTTGTACTGCGCGAAAGCGCGGGTGATCTGGCGTGTATGTTCCTGCCGATAGTTAACCAGCGAACGCTGATCAGTCATCTTACCGCGCTTGCGCAACGGGAAATTGACTTCATCGACGGTGATCTGAAGAGGGAACTCCGCGATCTTGCCTTCGTTACCCAGAATCTCGACATCCTGACCGATAAGAGCATCGGCAGTCAGAAGAGCCTGCGGAATGAAGGTATAGATTTTGGTGTCGCCAGCATCAGCCTGCAGTTCGGTATCGACAACGATGCTCGCACCGGACCCTTTCGCTCCCATCATGCCACGAAGGCTGAAGAGACGCAGATGCTCCTGAAAGACACTGCGTGAATTGGCTATCGGATTGAGTACGTCACCGGTTTCCCGTGTGAACTCTTGACCCATTGGTCTACTCCATTATGTTGTGCG